CGATAGAGGTATTCGCGCAACGGGAATGGAAGGTACCGCAGAGGCGCAAGTTCACGGGAATGCAGACGCTTCGCTTCTTCGTTGAGCAGGTGTGGCGGGAATACATGGGCGAACCCTGCCGGCGCTGCAAGGGGCATGGCTATGTCGGGCGGAAGTACGACACCATCCGGCACCGCCTCGGCACCTGCGAAACTTGCCACGGTCAAGGTTTCGTGATGATGGCGATGCGCAGCTCACAGGGCAAAATAAGGAAGCCTTGCGCGACGTGTCGCGGGAAGCGGCTCGTCGAGATCTCGGAGGAAGTGAAGGCGCGGCGGCTGAAACCGTGCCCGGTGTGTTGGGGTTCCGGTGCGATACCGGCATCGTTGCGGGCTCGAGCGAAGGCGCTGCACGAGAACCACATGCAAATCAAACGAGTCTGGCAGGAACGATTCCGCGTCGTGCTCGCGGAGCTGCGCGCGAAGGAACTGGACGGGCTCATCATCTGCCGTGAGTATCTATTCGGGAATTGACTTATCAGGCATCTAGTTCTATGATTGTTGTGACAAAAAAAACAATATTCTGATAGGTGGGGAAAATGTCCTCACGGTCTTTGGTAGGACTCTCGACAGGACTTTCTTTCCACCCGCTTAAGCGACGCGCACGGCGGCGAAAGCCTACGGTGGCAGAAGTCGTTTATTTGAAGCGGGTTGCTTGCAATAAAGCGAAGGTTAGCGCAAAGATTCGTCGCGATCGGATACGCGCCGAGAATCAGGTTGTGATCCAACGCCAGCAGGAACGGCGGATTGCCAGTGGCGAGATCACGTTGGAGCATCTCGAGTTCATTGAACATTCGTCGGCGCGCGACCGCGGTTATGGCGAGAAACGCCGGGCCGCGAAGCTACGCGCGACTCCGAAGTGGGCAGACTTCGAGAAGATGTTCGATATCTTCCTTGAGGCTGCGGTACGGGAGCATCGGACGCAGATAAAGCACCATGTTGATCATATTGTGCCGCTGGTGTCTGACATCGTGTGCGGCTTGCATTGCGAGCAAAATTTGCAGGTGCTAACGGCGTGCGAGAACATGGCGAAGCATAACTACCGTTGGCCTGACATGCCATGACGGCGTAACAGGATACCAACACCTGAGCCCGCGCGCGCCGCGGGCTTTTTCGTTTGCGCGAGGAGTGTGTTGGCTCACGGTCCGGCCCCATAAGCCGGAAGACGCCGGTTCGATTCCGGTCCTCGCAACCTGACATACCCTGCGACCGCCGATGCCTACAGCCCGGGGGTAGTAGCCCCCGGGCTGCGGGCGCAATCCTTTCGCGCGTCCAGGTAAGGCGCCACACCCTGCGAGATACCGGCGGCTGCCGGTCTGCCCCTTGGCGGGGCAGTAGTGGGGCTGGACGATCCCGCCGGGAACTGCATGTGCAGATTGCGGCGGCGATTTTCAGGCTGAGGTCCATCCTCCTCCCCTCGGCCCCCTCGCCCCGGCAGGCCTCCGCCTGTCCGGGGCTTTTTTTCGGAGACTGCCAATCCTGATGAAGCTGCTCCTTTGGCTGCTCGTCGTCACTTTCGTTGTGGCGCTGTTCGCCAACCTGGCTCGTGCGCAGAGGCTCGACGTCTGGAGCATCACGCTCATCGAGATTGACTACGCGAAGGGCACGGTGACGATGCGCCTTAAAGACTTCGACGATATCGTGCGCTCGCACAACGGCAAGGAAAACGAGATCAAGCGCCTGCGGGCGGTGACGGGGTGCGTATGAGCGAACCGAAGAAGCTGAGCGAGCATTTCTACGAACACGAGTTCCGCTGCAAGTGCCCCTGTGGGCAGGTGATCCTGCACCCCGGGTTCATTGACCACCTGGAGACCCTTCGTGTCGCATTCGCGCGCCCGATGCGCGTGCTCAGCGGGTGTCGGTGCAAGGCCCACAACGACCTGCCCGCAGCCGAGGGCGGCGCCGGCGGTCATGAGAAATCGCTCCATGTCTGTGACCACCCGCAACACCCCGGCCAACTCGGCACGCTCGCGGCGGATATCGAGGCGGCTGACGGCGCCTACCGAGGGGCGCTGTTCGCGATGGCTTGGCGTCTCGGCTGGTCGGTCGGCTGGAACGCAAAGCGTGGCTTCTTGCACATAGATCGGCGCGGCCTCGTAGGGCTGCCGCAAACCAGCTTTGACTATTGAGGAGATCGGCATGATTCCTGCTGCTATCTATGCTCTGGCGCAACTCGCGCCGACCGTCCTCGGACTGTTCACAAAGGACGAGACCGCGACGAAGGCTGCGGAAGCGGTCTCAACCGTCGCCCAGGCGATTACCGGAAAGAGCACCAATGACGATGCCTTGGCTGCTTTGAAGACCGACCCGAAACTCCTGATCGAGTATCAGAACGCCATGAACGCGCAGGCGATCTCGATGTATCAGGAAGAAACGAAGCGGCTGGAATCTGTGAATGCCACGATCAGGGCAGAGGCAGCGAGTGCAGACCCGTTCACGCGCCGCTGGAGACCCTTCTACGGTTACGTGGTGGCGCTGACTTGGGGTGGGCAGATGGGCGCGATCTCTTACTTGGTGATTGCGGAGCCGAACCAAGTGGCAGCCATCATCAACGCGATGGTCGCTTTGTCATTCATGTGGGTGACGGCGCTCAGTGTGCTCGGTGTCGCCGTCCACGAGCGCAGCAAGGACAAGCAGGTGGCGGCAGGGCAACAACCTGCCGGGCTGCTGGATGCCTTCAGGAGAGTAAAAAATGAGCGATGAGGGCCAGGATGTCTGTTGATGCGGATCCCGGCTTTTGGAAGCAGGCCGCGAGTTGGCTGTGGAGCGTGCTGCTGCTCCCGATGACTGCGTTGTGGGCGATGTTCAATAGCAAGATCAACACGATTGAGGCAAAAGCCGAGGCCGCGCTGCCGCGCAAGGACTTCGAGGAGGCCCGCGCGCAGGCACGCCAGGAGCGGCATGATCTTCGTGGCGACGTGAAGGAACTCTATGAACGCGGCGAAGCGACGAAAGATTTAATCAATCAGCGCGTTGACGGCGTGCGCGAGAGCGTCGAGCGCAAGATTGATGATCTTCGCAGGGACGTGAATGGCGGGTTCGACGCGATCCGTGACGAGATCAGGCAGTTAAGCCGATAAGCCAAGTGATGGCGCAGGACGCGCTGGAGGGCAAGATGCTTGAATTTAATTCAACAGTAATCATGCGAGTCCGGTGATGGCTCGTGGAGGCGCAAGACCCGGAGCAGGGCGCAAGAAGGGGCAGATCAACTCGGTAAGCGCGAAGGCGCGGGCGGCTGCTGCGGCAACCGGGGCATTGCCCCACGAATTGCTGCTGGCGACAGCGCGGGGGCAGTCGACCCCCGGACTTCAGAAGCCGACTCGCGAGGAGATATTCGAAGCGCGCAAGGCGGTGGCGCAGTTCTACGCGCCGAAACTTGCGGCAGTAGTGGCAAGGGTGAACCCGCCGGGTAATCTGTGGCATGAAATCTTTAGCCTCATAGATGGGACATCCCGAGGCCTTCCAGAGAAGCCAGCAGGCGGCAGCAGTAAAACGCCTCGCTAGTGCCGCTTGGCGGCTTCGCAACCTCTACTGGATCAAAAACAAAGAGGGCCAGGAAGTCCGCTTCAAGCCGAACTGGACGCAGGAGGATTTTCTTGCGTCGATGTGGTACTTCAACATCATCCTGAAGGCGCGGCAACTCGGGTTCACAACGCTGATCACGTTGTTCATCCTCGATGTCTGCTTGTTCAACTCGAACATTCAGGCCGGCATCATCGCGGATACCGACGAGAAGGCGATGGAGATTTTCCGCGACAAGGTGCGCTTCGCCTACGAGCACATGCCGCAGGGATTTCGGAACGCCCGCTACACCGTTCTCGATTCCATGCACACACTGGAGTTCGACAACGGGTCCAGCATCCAGGTCGGGACCTCGATGCGGGGCACGACCAAGCAATACCTGCTGGTGACCGAACTCGGGAAGATCGCGGCTGAGTCACCGCAGAAGGCCGCGGAAATCAAGACCGGTTCCTTCAACACGGTGCACGCCGGACAGTTCTTGTTCGTGGAGAGCACGGCCAAGGGCCGCGAGGGGCTGTTCTTCGAGATGGTGGGGGTTGCCCGCGAGGACCAGCAGATGAAGCGGGAGCTGACGCCGATCAGCTTCAAGTTCCACTTCTATCCGTGGTTCCTTGAGGACAGCTACGCGCTGTCGCCGGCAGATGCGGCGGGCGTGGTGATGACGAAGGAAGACCTCGAGTACTTCGCCAAGGTCGAGGCGGAGATGGAGTGCGAGTTGACCCGTGAGCAAAAGGCCTGGTATGTCGAGAAGCGGCGCACGCAGGGGGACGATATGAAGGCGGAGTACCCATCCACGCCGGATGAGGCGTTCGAGGTCTCCGGCGAGGGCCGGATACTGCGGCACGAAATGGCGCTGGTGCGGACACAGAACCGCATCCTGAGACGGTTGCCGGTGATTCCGAACCTGCCGGTCAACACCTTTTGGGATCTCGGCTATCGCGACTTCATGGCGATCTGGTTTCACCAGCGCGTCGGGCCGGAGAATCGGCTGATCCGCTACTACGAGAACGCGGGCTTCGGGCTGGAGAAGTACCTGATCGAGATGCGGTCACACAACTACCTGCTCGGCAAGTTCTATCTTCCGCATGACGCCGAGCAGAAGCGCATCACGGGCAGCATGCAGGGCAAGAGCTTCGTTGACTACCTGCACGACGCCGGAATCGGGGCGAACGATTACCACGTTGTTGAGCGGTGCGACAACAAGTGGATCGACGGCATCGCCCCGCTGCGGGCGTTCCTCGCGACCTGCGTGTTCGACGAGGAGAACTGCGCGCTCGGGATCAAGCGGCTCGATAACTACAAGAAGACGTGGAATCGGCAGTTGGGTGCCTGGCGTGATGAGCCCGCCGACGACGACAACTGCCACGGTGCGGACGCATTGGAGACGGGCGCGCGCGGCTATCATCCGCCGGCAACCACCGCGCGGCCGAGATCAGGAGGGCGCCGGCGCAGTTATAGGACGGTGTGACCATGAACATCACGTTGAGCGAGACGAAAACGAACTACCAGCGGCAGAAGGTCGGGGTGGCGGTTGTGACGGTGAACGGGCGCCGGGTCCAACTCGGGCTCGCGGACACCACGCGCTGCGCGCAGTCGCGCGAATCCGCCGGGCGGTTGCTCGCGAATCTGGCCGGCGGTGACGATCCCGCGGATGAAATCAACGGGGCGGCGGCGAAGCTGCACGCCCACTGCCGGAAGGTGGTGGGGCTCAAGGACGAGGTGACGACGTAAGAGCCCCATAACAACCCGGTTTAAACCGGGTTAGAACCGGGAAGCTACTCAAGCCCTCGCGGGCGACCGCGGGGGCTTTTTCGTTGGAGGGGGCGATGCAGAACGTAGCGCAGAAGAAGCGGGGCGCGGCGGAGGTTGCCGCGGCGGTTGCGCCAGAAGTGCGCGAGTTGACCGTGACGATCACGGTCAAGGCGCGGGTGGCGGATGACACTGCGTTAGCGCCGCTCGTCGTTGAGGCGCTGCAGGAACTCATCAAGCGCGAGCCCGACACCGAGGCCGGGGAGTTCGAGACCAAGGCGGGGCTCGATGTGTCGTGGAAGGTCACGAATGAGTACGTCTCGAATCTGAGGGGCCACTGATGGGCCTCATTGTGGGCGGTGAGGGGGCCTGGAAGGTCCGGGCGCAGAAGGACCTCGTTGTTGCTTTCCATTGGGTGAACGGTGAGCCCGCGATGGTGCTGTTCCCGCAGCGCCGGCGGTTGGGCGCGGCGGCTTACATCATCGGGCTCTCCCACGCCTACCGGTACGCCGAGAAAAGCGGCTACCCGACACCCTACTGCGTCAAGCAGGCGATGGTGGCTGCCGGCGTCATGGCGATGGACCGGACGCGCCAAGCCTGCATGAACATCGTGGAGGTCATTTTGGACAACCTTGAGGATCTGGTTCGCATGCCCCCGGAGCGCCCGCGGACGGACACGACGCCGGCCTTGGGGGTGGCAACGCTCTTTTCCGAGGGCAAGCAGGTAGCTGAGGGCGAGATCACGGTCGGCCCGGAAACGCACTGACATGCCAATCGAGAACGTCCAGCGCATCGAGAAGGTAACCTCGATTGACCGCTGGCTGGATGAGAGCAGCAGCCAGGACAAACCACCGCAGGCACCCCATCCGCTTGATTCAGCGCGGATGAAGCGCCGGCAGGCGCACCTGAAGGAGTGGTACGACCAGGAGCGCGAGCGCCAGGCCCCCAATCGCTACCAGATGGCGATTGACGAGGACTACTACGACAACCTCCAGTGGAGCGAGGAGGACGCGAACGAGCTGGTTGATCGCGGGCAGGCGCCGCTCGTGTACAACGAAATCGCCGCCACCGTCAACTGGATCATCGGCACCGAGAAGCGCACCCGCGTTGACTTCAAGGTGTTCCCGCGGGCGGAGGACGACGTCGAGCTGGCGAAGGCGAAGACCGACACGCTGAAGTTCCTCTCGGATGTGAACAAGACCGGCTTCGCCCGAAGCCTCGCCTTCGCTGATGCCGTGAAGGTGGGTGTCGGCTGGCTCGAGGACGGTGCGCGCGACGACCCCACCGAGGAGCCGGTTTTCACGCGCTACGAGAATTGGCGCAACATCCTGTGGGACTCGCTGGCGCGGGAGCGCGACCTCTCGGACGGCCGCTACATCTTCCGCGTGCGGTGGAGCGATCTGGATATCGCGAAAGCGATGTTCCCCGAGCGCAGGCACGCGCTGGAGTCTTCGGCCATTTCCTCGGACCTGTGGGGCAACGAGGAGGAGGAAGACTTCTGGTATCTCGGCAAGCACTTCACGGCCCGGGACCAGATGGGGGAAGTCATAGGCCGGCGCACGTTCCTCTCGGATGTGTCGTTGGTCAACAACCGCCGCCCGCGGGTGAAGCTGATCGAGGCCTGGTATCGGGTGCCGGTCAACTGCCGCTATTGCAATGGCGGGGAGTTCGACGGTAAACGATTCGATTCCGCGCACGAGGGGATGAAAGCCGGCCTCAAGGAGGGCTCGTTCAGCCTCTACGATCGGCTGGAGATGCAGGTGCGGTGCGCGATCATGACGGAGCGCGACCTCATGCAGGACATGCCGAGCCCGTATCGGCACAACCGCTTCCCGTTCACGCCGATCTGGTGTTACAAGCGCGGGCGCGACGGGATGCCCTACGGGGTGCCGCGCGGCATCCGGGACCCGCAGGACGATCTCAACAAGCGCGCATCGAAGGCGCTATTCGCTCTGTCCACGAACCGGGTGATCGCGGACGCGGATGCGGTCGAGGACCACGACGAGGCGCGCGAGGAAGCGGCGCGGCCCGACGCCTACATCATCAAGAAGCGGGGCGCCGAGTTCAAGGTCGAGAACAACTACGAGCAGGCCCAGGGTCACCTGGAGTTGATGGATCGTGACGAGCGCATGATCCAGAAGCGCGGGGGCGTGACAGACGAGAACCTGGGCCGGCGCACCAACGCGGTATCCGGCGAGGCGATCAAGGCGCGCCAGATGCAGGGGTCGGTCGTCACCGCCGAAATCTTCGACAACGAGCGGTTCGCCATCCAGAACCAGGGCGAGATGCAGCTCTCGCTTGCCGAGCAGTTCATCACCCAGCCGAAGGTCATTCGGATCATCGGGGCTCGCGGCAAGCTCGACTGGACCAAGATCAACCAGCCGGAAGCCGACGCGATGGGCAACGTCCGCTTCGTCAACGACATCACGGCGAGTCAGGCCGACTTCGTGGTGGACGAGCAGGACTTCCATCAGTCGGTGCGCCAGGCGATGTTCGAGAGCATGACCGAGCTCGTCGGGCGCATTTCCTCGATCAACCCCGAGGCAGGGCTGCGGATCCTGCGCATGGCGCTGGAGTTCTCCGATCTGCCGAACAAGGACGAGATGGCGGGCGAGGTCAAGAGCATGCTCGGCATCGTGGACGAAGGCGATCTCGAGAAGATGACGCCGGAGCAGAAGGCGGAGTATCAGGCCGGGGTCGCGGCGAAGCGCGAAGCCGCAGAAATCCAGCGCCAGGCAGCATTGGGCGAGGCGAAGGAGAAGCTCGCCAAGGCCGAGAAAACGACAGCCGAAGCGCAGAAGATCAGCGCCGAGGCCCAGATGGTCGGTGCCGAAGCCGATGGCGGCGCCATAGCCGAAGTCGAGGTTGCCCGGATAGAGCTGGAAACGCAGCAGCGCATCGTCGAGGCGGAGCGCCGGGCGGCCGAGGCCGTGGATGCGGCGCGGCAGGAGATCGAGAAGCTGCAACAGCAACTCGCCGATCGCCGGGCGCAGATCGACGCCGATGCCCGGACCAAAGTGGAGATTGCTGAAGCCGCCGAGCGCACCAAGCGCGAGGTCGCACAGAGGGACGCCGATACCAAACTTGCCATTGCCGACAAGGACAACGCGGCCAAGGTTCAGATCGCCGCGAAGGCGGAGGACACAAAGCGCGAGGTTGGGAAGGCACAGGCGGCGTCAACCGAGAAGACCGATCGCAGCCAAGCACAGCTTGATGGCGCGCTGAAGAAGCTGAACGACCAACTCGCGCAGCTCGGGCGCGATGTGAAGCAAATGGCCGATGACCGCAAGAGCGCGGACGCGGCCCGCGCGCCGATCAAGAAGCGCATCACCGCTAAATTGAGCGACGGGCGCACGTTGGAGGTCATCAGCACGCCCGTTGATAAGAACGACAAGGAGCCGAAGAAATGAAACGCGCACGCAAAGTCGCATTGATCAACATCTTCGATTACCCGCGCGAGGACTACTCGGCGTACTGGGCGATCGAGGTCCGTGGTTCCGACGAGGAAGGCTATCGGTGGGCTGCGCGCATCCTGTCCTACGCGCCGGCCGGCTGGGAGTGGCAGGGTAAGGTCACGCCCGAGCGCCCTGCGGACGTGCCGCTGCCGGAGTATCCCTCCGATGCGCACCTGGCGCGGCAGGGTGCTTATCAGAAAATGAAACCGAAGGAGCAGGCCGAGGAGCGCAAGCGTCAAGATGATTTCAGGGCCGCTTGCGCTGCGGTCTACGAGTCGTGCCCGAAGCCCGTGTATCTGCTCGATGAGGCGCTCGACGTCGCGTCGACACGCGACAAAGCCGACACCGTTGCGCAGACCTGGGTGCTAGAGCGCATGGGCCAGTACCGGCGCGCGGATGCGAAGCCGCTGTCGGACGTGATGGTGGCGGCGATGGTGGAGATGTTCGATGCGGCGCGGCGTAACGGCGACTACGGCAAGGCCGACCAACTGCGCGGGCGCCTGAAGTCCGCGGGCGTTGTCGTCACAGCCCCGAGCTCGGCGCGCGATACGAAGCCGAGCAAGTTCGAGCGCCAAAGTGGGCATGCGTTGGTGCTGGGGCCGCTCGATATGCTCATCGGCATCGGGGCCCGTGCGTGGGACCTCCTGCTGCTGGCTATCGCCTACTCGACCACCATCCGCAACAACCAGATGAATCAGGTGCGCGATGCGATTGACGGCGGCGCCGGCGCGGGCCTGTGGCGGATCTACGACGGGACGCGCCCCGCGACCTGCGGCACGGCGACGACCCTGGGCGCCGAGTTGACCTGTTCGGACCCATGCGCGGGCGCGGCGGCGTCCGGCGTGCTGACGTTTTCCGCGATTACGGCCGATGCCTCGGCAAACGCGACGATCACCGCCACTTGGTCGCGACTTGTTGACTCGACCGGCACCTGTTGCGTCGATGGTAACGTCGGCACTTCCGGTTCCGATCTCAACTTGAACTCGGTAGCGATCGGCATCGGCCAGCAGGTCTCGATCACGAGCGCGACGATCACCGCGGGGAATAGCTGATGATTCGCTGGCTCGTAATCGTCTTGGCGCTGTTGCCCCTGGCGGTGCCCGCGCAGACGGTGGAGATGGCCGTCGATTCGCCGTGGGGTGCGTGGGCGACAGATGTGAAGGTGACGCTCGCGGCGACCCCCCTCCGCAAGAACGCCACGACCGGCGCGCTGGAGGCGATCGCCGGGCAACGGGTCTCGCTCGGGGCGATCACATTTCTGCAATCCTCGCTCAGCGTTACGTTCCCTGGGCAAACAACCACGCCGATGACGGTGGCTGGGGTGCGGCTCTATCACGCGGCGAGCGGAGCGGGTTGGGTGATGCCGGAGCATCCAGTGAACGTAGTCTTCGCCGTGCCGCTCGTCGTGCCCACTGGTCGCAGCCTCACCTGCCGCTACGACATGCCGATCGCGACGAAGGGGAAAGTGTCGTGCTCGGTGTCGCCTTGAGCGACAACGAAAAGCAAGTGATGGAACTCGTGGTGGCAGGCATGCGAGACCGCGAGATCGGGATGATTCTCGACGTGAAGCCGCGCACCGTGACGCATCGCATCTGGAGCGTCTGCAACAAGCTCGGCGCGGAGACTCGGGCGCAGGCGGCGGTAATCTACGCAAGGAACGGGGAAGGCTGATGCGTTACTACCTCGGCCCGTGGGTGCTTGATCCAGGCACACCGTTCATGCCTTTCTGGCGCCCGCCGGCCGGGGTCGTTGGCTCAATTGATCTGCGCTCGATCCCGGGTCACGCGACTCCGGGAGTCGGGATTTTCGTGACGCCGGACAGCCTGTCGCTCGATTCGAGCTACCGTCTATTCGGGCAAGGCGACCTGCGCGACATTATCCCGCCGGAATCAGACCGTTCGATATTCGCGTCGATGCTGCAGATTGGCACGGTCGAGGGGCAGACCCTGCTCGACTGGCTGTGGACCGCCATCACCACGCAGGCCGATCCACGTGGACTCACCGCCGTCAAACCCCTGATTCCGACATCGCAGGGAAATCTGGAAATTCACCTCGGCGGGCATTCGCGGGTCGCCAGCAAGACATTTACTCTGGCGATGCCCGAAGCCGCGAACGTGATTGCGGTGATTCAGGAGGACTACCGGGCCGTCAGGCAGGCGACCGTCGAAGGCAGGACTTTCGATCCGCAGTTGCATCGCAAATTTCTCGATGGCTTGGGACATAAGTATGGCGTCCGCAATCCCGAGCGCGTTTTCATTCCTTCCGATTTGCCGAGGGAAACGCCGCTTCCCAGAGAAACCGCCTTCACGGAGAGCTTCAACAAGGCAAATTCCACGACGCTCGGCCCCGACCTGACGTGGACAGAAACTCTTGGCGATCTGCAAGTTCTGAATAATCAGTTCGCCGGGCTCACTGGCGGAAGCGACAATTGGGCGCGGGCGGAGCATGACGTAAGTTCGTCAGATCACTATGCTCAGGTTGTAGTTGCAGTTCTCGGGGTTGATCCCGGGGATCTAGGTCCAATCGCTCGATATTCAGCCTCGGCAGTTACGTTCTATACCGCGATCCTGCAAGACTCTGGCGGGCTTCGCAGCGCGACCTGGAAGGCGATTGCCGGCACGCCTACCAACATCGGGACCAATACCGACCCCGATACGTACAATGTAGGCGACGTTATTAGAGTTCTCTGTAACGGCAGCACTATTAGCCGCGTCAAAAATGGGTCGCTTCAAAATGCCGTCACCGACACATCCATCTCCGGGAACACCCGTGGTGGTATTCAGGCATTCGGAAATGACAGTTATCGAGGAGACAGTTTCGAGATAGCGGATATCGCTGTCACTGGGACTTCAGCGGTAACTGAAGCCAATGACGTGATGGCGGCGTCCGGCGTCGTCACCGTCAGCGGAACGCTCGCGGTAACTGAGGCTGCCGACACGATGGCGGCTTCGGGCGTCGTGGTGGTGACGGGAACACAGGCGGTTACGGAGGCCGACGATGCAATGTCGGCGAACGGCGCGGTCGGCGATGTGATTACCGGCTCGATGGCGGCGGTCGAAGCGGACGATTCGATATCCGCGAGCGGTGCGCTCAGCGTCACGGGCTCGATGGCCGTGATAGAAGTCGGCGACGCAATGGCGGCTTCGGGGCTTGTCAGCGGCATTGTTGTCCCAAGCGATGCGCCTCTCGAGTACCACGGCAGCGGGAAGCGAGCGGGCCGCGGAGACCTCACTCGTGAGGAGGTCGAGGGGTATTACGAGCTTGTGGAATTGCGGCGGAAGAACGCAGACGCGCGCCGTGCCCGTGCCAAGGCTGAGCCGCCGGTAGAGATCCCGGCAGCATCGGAGCCCACGATTGCAGGCGCACCTTCTCAAGAGGGTGCGCGAGCTCCGGTGTTGCCGGCGCGACCGAAGCGACCAGCCGATATTGAGACGCTGACGGAGGCCCAGGTTCAAGCGTTCCTGAAAGAGCAGGTGCGGACGGTCGAGGCCAGGGTGGAGAAGCTGGCCGTGGAAATGGAACAGGTGAGGCGCCAGGCGGATGAGGGATTGCTGCTGGCGGTGGCAATGGCTGTCGCGCTCGATGACGAGGACTGATACCGATGAAAACTCGGGATGAAGCTGTTGCGGGGATCCGCGCCAAATTCACGGCGCTGATTGAAGCGCGGCGGGCGGTGGTGCTTGCCGAGCAGAGCAAGCTCACGGAGCTTGAGCAGCAGCAGGACCAGGCGATTATCCGGGTCGAGGAATACTTCGATGCGGCGGGCGCGAAGCCGCAGATTGACGCTGTGGTTGCCAATCCGCCGGATGAAGTCAAGGCGGTCTGACAAGGAGACGATGATGGCGAAGAAGGCGAAGGCGAACCGGGTCGTAGGTGTCGCTGCACAGAGCGAGCGTGACTGGCAGGCCGAAGGTGACTGCGACACGCTGATGCGCGCGATCGAAATCCGCAAGGACCCCAGGCGGCTCAAGGCCGCGATCAGGATTGCGAAGGAGCGGCTCTCGCAGGCACAAGCCGTGACGAAGGCCGTGGCGAAGGAATCACCCGAGAAGAAGTAGCCGTTCTCGGACGTTGATGAACGGGCCCCGCGAGGGGCCTTTTTTATTGGAGGCGACGATGGCGAAGGACAAGGTTCAAGGAGCGGTAACGGATGCTGAACTGGCGAACCTCTCCGACGAGGAACGCGAGGCGCTGGAGGATGAGGGCAGCGACGTCGATACCTTGCAGCAGCTCGCGGACGAGGGCGCCGACGCGGGCAAGGACAAGGGAAAGAACAAGGCCGAAGCCGGCGAGGAAGATGCGGAGGAAGGTGACAAGAAGAAGGGCGACAAGAAGGCTGGCGCCGAAGACGCCGACGCCGATGATGCGGACGACGAGGACACCGACGCCGGCGAGAAAGGCGCAAAGGGCAAGGAAGGCGCCGACGCCGACGACAAGGGCGATGGCAAGGCGAAGGAGGCGAAGGAGGCGAAGGATGCCGGTGCCGACGCTGGTGAGGCTGCGGGTGAAGGCGAGGAGGATGAGGACGAGGATGAGGATGATGCGCGGCGGCTCCCACGCTACACCGCGCCAGCGGTCGAGAAATACGAGGATAAGATCGCCGCGCTCGACGCGCGCCGGGCCGACGCCGAGGCGAAATTCAAGGCCGGGGATCTGGAACTCGACGCATTGCGCGCCGAGGACCGCAAGATTGAGGCCGAACTTCGGGCGTTGAACGAGGCGAAGCTCAAGCACGATATCTCGGTCGAGCAGAACGCGCAGGCCGATAAACAGGAGTGGGAGGACGCGATCGCCCGCTTCATAAAGCGGGCGAAGCGAGCCGATGACGTGGACTACAAAGGAAACCGTACCCTTAACGCCGCTTTGGACCAGGTGGTGAAGGACCTCGGCAATGCCAAGGACAAAGACGGTAATTTCCTCCACGGGGACAAGCCGGGGCGCTGGTTCCTGCGGGAAGCCCACAAGCAGGTGATGAAGGATATCGGGCGCGGGAAGCCTGCGGCTGACACCGGTGACGCCGAGACGCCGGAGGAGAAGAAGGCTAGGGCCAAAGCCGCGGCCGATGGGCGCAAGACGGACCCGAAGAAGCTCCCCAAGACGCTGGCGAGGGTGCCGGCGGCGGATGCCGATGATGCCGGTGGAGATCCCGAGTTCGCGGGGCTGGAAGGGCTCGAGGGGCTCGACCTCGAGGACGCGGTGGCCCGCATGACGCCGGCGCAGCAGGATAAGTGGGCGCGCTCTACTGGAGCGGTGTAGTTGGACCGCGAATCACTGGTCGTCGAGCTTAAAGTCGGCGATTCCGTGTCGATTGACAGCGGGCGCGTAGTGATGACGCTCAGGGAAAAGAGCGGCCAGCGGGCGCGCCTTCATTTCTCGGCGGAGCGTTCGGTTCCGATCGAGCCGGTGCGGGAACGGGCGGCACTTCCCGCGGAAGGACAGGTCAAAGACGTAGCGTGAGTGCGGGGCAACCCGCGAACCCGTGAGCCGCAAGGCTTCGGGATGGTGGTCGCGCAGGAGTGCGGCCTTGGTTGAAGTCAACTGAGGAGCACTTCATGAAGACCATTGTGGGTCTCAACGACCCGAAAGCGGTAAAGAAGTTCTCGGCGTTTCTCGCCGTTGACGTGGGACGCAAGTCCTACTTCAGCAAGAAGTTCATGGGTCGCGGCGAGGAAGCGCAGACGCCGATCCAGATGCTCACGCACCTGGAAAACGACGCCGGCGAGCAGATCACCTACGACCTGGTGATGCAGCTCAAAATGCAGCCGATCGAAGGCGACAACACCCTGCGCAACAAGGAAGAAGACCTGAAGTTCTACACCGACTCGGTGTACATCGACCAGATGCGTGGCGGTGTCAACACCGGCGGGCGGATGACCCGCAAGCGCACCATCCACGACCTGCGCAAGATCGCGCGGGTGCGCCAGTCGGAGTGGTGGGCTCGGATCTTCGACGAGCTTTTCTTCATGTATCTCTCCGGCGCCCGTGGGGTCAACACGGACTACATCTACCCCACCACCTACACGGGTTTCGCCAACAACGCCTTCGTCGCACCCGACGCGCAGCACATCCTCTACGGCGGTGCCGCGACCTCCAAAGCCACGCTCGTTGTCGGGGACACGTTCAACCTGACACTCGTCGAGCGGGCACAGACCCATGCCGAGACGCTGGGTGGAGGCACTTCGGGCGTTCCGGCAATCGAACCCTGCGAGATCGACGGGGAGCCGCGCTACGCCATCTGCATGCACCCCTGGCAGGCGTTCGCTGTCCGCACCAACACCAGCACCGGCCAGTGGCTCGACGTGCAGAAGGCGGCGGCTGGTGCCGAGGGGCGCAACAACCCGATGTTCAAGGGCTCGATGGGGATGTACAACGACACCATCCTGCACTCGCACAAGGGTGTGATCCGCTTCTCCGACTATGGGGCGGGCTCGAACGTGTTGGCTGCTCGGTCGCTGTTCCTGGGCCGTCAGGCGGCGGTGTGCGCCTTCGGCAGCCCCGGCACGGGTCTGCGCTTCGACTGGCACGAGGAATCCGAGGATCGCGGCAACCAGGCGGTGATCACCACCGCCACGATCGCAGGCGTCAAGAAAACGGCGTTCACGATCGAGGGCACGAGCCGCGACTTCGGGGTCATCGCGCTGGACACCGCGGTAGTCAACCCGAACCCATAAGCGTGGGGTAAGGCAATCGGGGCCGGAGGTAACTCCGGCCCTTTCTTCAACAGCTTCAAGGAGAGAATCACATGGCAAATCATCAATCAGACTACGCAAAGCGGGTGCGTCAGATGCCGATCGCCGGAGGCGCGGAGGTTGTATCGGTTCGCATGGTGGTGTCGCTCCCGGCGAACCATGCGCTGAACGATATCCTCGAGTTCGGCGAACTGCCGGAAGACCATGTTCCGGTTGATTTCGTGCTGGACGCGGCGGATATCGACACGAACGGCGCGCCGGCAGTTGTCCTCGCTGCCGGTCTTCTCAATGCGGGCAAGACGGACTTGAGCGCAGGGGCGGACGACGGCGGGGCCTCCTGGCTCACGGCCTCGGCCATCGGCCAGGCCGGAGGCATGGCCCGGCCGACGGTGCGGGCGATGTGGCTCACGAACCCGCTGCCGACAACCAAGCGCATGCTTGGGGGCAAGATCACCACCGGTGCGGCGACGCCGGCGGCCGGCGATGTCGCGATGACGATCAAGTATCGTTCCGCGCATTTCGGCCGCTAAGGCGCGGCTGTTGCAGATGTAGCGAGAAAAGGGGCCTTCGTGGCCCCTTTCTTTTTCCACAACCACGGAGAGTCATCATGCTGTACGGTGCCCACTATGAAAGGCTGATCGCCCGCGCCAGAGCGCGCGTGCTTGATGGCTATCGTGAGCGCCACCACGTCGTTCCACGCTGCATGGGTGGTGACAATTCATCGCAAAACCTTGTCTATCTCACCGGGGAGGAGCACTACGTCGCGCATCAGTTGTTGGTGAAGATGTATCCGTCGGTTGGTGGCCTAGCGACTGCGGTTGTTTTTATGGCCAAGCAATCTACCGGTAACAAGGCGTACGGCTGGCTGCGACGCAGGTTTGCGAAGGCGAAATCGGCGGAGAGGCGCGGGAAGAAATCGCCTAATTTTGGCAACAAGTTCTCGGCTGACGCACGAGCAAGGATGTCGGCGGCGTTTCGTGGGAGAAAGATGCCACCGTTTTCTCCAGAGCACCGCGCGAAGATTAGCGAGGCGCTTCGCCGCAGAGTTGTCTCGCAGGCAACGCGGTTGAAGATGTCGGTGGCTAGGCGCGGCAAAAAGTGCTCACAAGAGACTCGCGCAAAGATTGCCGCAGCAGAACTCGGCAAGAAGTGCGCCCCTCATTCGCTAGAGACTCGGGCAAAGATGTCGGCTGCTCAACTGGCACGGTACTCACGCCAGAGAAATGAACAGATAGTTAACTTTCATTAAGGAGTGATCTATGTTGATTAAAAGTAAGCTGTTTCGCCCCGGCGGGACCCGCGTCGCGCTCGGCAAGGGCAAGGATGCCCGGCACTATCACTTCAAACCGCTGCTCGGCCATAAGGACGACGACCCGCAGCACGATCACGTCTGCGATATCACCAATGTCGACGACGTCGCCACGTTGGTTGCCATCAAGGAGGGTTACGAGATTCACCCCTCCGAGATCGTCGGCAAGTCCAAGGCGAAGGCCCCGGCGCAGGCGGCAGAGGAAACGACCACAGCCGCCTCGAGCCCGCCAGCGCCGAAGAAGCCGTATAGCTCGCTCAACAAACCGGAGCTGCTGAAGCTCGTCGGCGAGCGTACCGGCAAGCAGCCTCACGGCAGCACGGCGCGCTCCAAGTTGATCGAGCAGTTGGAGGCGCTGGATAAGCAGGCAGCCTAGTCAGGGGTGAAGCATGCCCCTGACGATGCAGCAGTTGTGTGACCGCGCGCGGATCCCGCTGCAAGACGACGCGAAGATTCGCTACACGGACGCAACCGTGCTCGGCTACGCCAACGCCGGCGTTCACTTGCTGGTGAACCGGCGTCCCGATCTGTTCTTCGGAATCTTCACGGCCCTGCCCGTGGATTTGACGCTCGGGCAGAACTTCCCGCTCGATGACCGCTTCTTCCAGCCGGTGGCTGATTACGCCTCGGCGCGAAGTCGTGCCCGCAGCTCGGAAGAAGTGCGGACGGCGCAGACGCAACTGCTCCTCGCCCTCTTTGACCAAACGGCCATCAAATAAGTAAACCATGGCTACGATCTGGGAAAGCTGGCTCGATGAAGTCATGCCCGATCTGCCTGGCGCTCCTGCGGCTGCACTGGTCAAGAACGCCATCCGCAACGCGGCGACCGAGTTCTGCGACCGCACCTGGGTGTGGCGTGTCCCCCATCCTGCGCCGATCTCGGTAATAGCCGGCACGGCGGAATACGCCTTCGTGCCCCCGGCCAACACCAAGGTCGTGAAGGCCCACCGGGTCTGGTACGACGGCTTGGAGATTGCCCCACAGACCCCCGAGAATCTTTCCTCGCTCTATGCGCAGTGGACGACCGAAACCGGGACTCCGCTGTATTTCACGCAGCGAGATCCCGAGAAGCTGCTGCTCATCCCCATACCAGAAGCCGACCTCGCTAACGCCATCACTGCCGAGATCGCGATTAAGCCGGCGCGCGCGGCGGTGGATATCGAGACCACGATCTACGAGAAGTATCTGGAGGAAATCGCTTACGGCGCCAAGGCGCGCATGTTCGCCATGAAAGCGAAACCGTGGAGCGATGCCAAGCTCGCTGCGTTCAATCTTGGGATGTTCGACCAGGCGATCGGGCGCGCCAAGGTGCAGGCCGCGAAGGGCCACACTCGAGCGCGGCTTCGCGTAAAGCCACATTTCTATTGAGGCGACGATGGGACTCAAGATCGTAAACAACGCATATGGCATTCTTGCCTCCGGGATTACTTCCGGAGCGACCATCATCCCATTGCAGACGGGGCATGGTGCGCGCTTCGGCGCGCTTGCGGCCGGCGAGTTTCTGTTCGCGACTCTGATCAACGCTGCCAACCAGCTTGAAGTGGTCAAGGTCACCGCGATTGCTGGTGACAACCTAACGGCAGTCCGCGGTCAAGACGGCACAACGGCAATAGCCTTCTCTGCCGGCGATCGGATCGAGGACCGACCCTGCCGCGCCGCGATGCTGGAATTCCTGCTGAAAAGCGACTTTGGCTCATACGCCGCTACCCTCGGTTTGGTGCCGACGACCGGTGACGTGAAACCGACCTTCAAGACCGTCGCGGATCCCACGTGGGTCATGATGAACGACGGCAGCATCGGCAACGCCGCCTCGGGCGGAACGACCCGGGCGAACGCTGACACGGAGGCGCTGTTCACGCTGCTCTGGAACAACGTTATCAATACCTGGGCACCGGTCTCCGGTGGGCGCGGAGCGAACGCAGCGGCGGACTTCGCTGCGAACAAGACGCTCACATTACCGAAGGCTTTAGGGCGGGCATTAGCGGTAGGCGGTGCCGGCGCTGGATTCACCGCGAGAGCATTGGGCGAGAATTTGGGTGCTGAAAGCGTAGCAGCTGGAAACTCCGGCCCGTTCACGCTGACGACGGCGGAGATACCGCCGCATACGCACTCCGTTACCTCCGACACTTCTGTCAATGCGGGTGGGAGTGCCGCGCAAACAGTTAATGGTAATGGGGCGTCTGCTGGAACTCGCTCATTTACAGTAGCTACAGATGGTGGTGGTGGCGGCCCGCACGCTCACACTACTCCAGCGCACGACCTCATGCAGCCGACTTCTTTCCTGAACATTATGATCAAGCTCTAGGAGCGCCTCATGATCGCGATGAAGGTACTTCTGACATGACTACCCCGCTTCGATTCGGGCCGTTTGCCGGCATCGCGCCGCGGGTTGACCCGCACTATCTGCCGAAGCACATGGGGCAGAACGCGGAGAATTGCCGGTTGTTCTCGGGTGGATTGTCGTCGTGGAGGCGCGCGAAGCAGGTGGTTTCGGCAACCAAGGCGGCACTCGGCACGGTGAAATCTATCTTCCGCATGAATAATGGCGGTGCCGACTTCTGGCTCAACTGGCTGACGGACGTGAACTGTGTCCGCGGGCCGATCGCCGGCGATGCCGCGCAACGCATCTACTACACCAGCGACGGCGAGCCGCGGATGTCGAACTTCGCCCTTGCGACGAGCGGCGCGGACTTCCCGACGCAGTTCTTCGTGTTGGGCGTATTTGCGCCGACAACCGCGCCCACGGTCGGGAATACTGGCGGTGTCGCCGCGAGCGTCACCCGCGCGTTTGTTTATACCTTCGTCACTCAATTCGGGGAGGAGAGTCAACCCTCTCCGCCCGGCAGCCGTACCGCGCCAGGTGATACGACGTGGGATATCACGGCCATGCAGGTTGCGCCAGCAAACAGCTTTGCCGTGACTGGCGGGAGTTGGTCAGCGGGCTTTGCCACGCTGACGTTTGCCAGCACGTTCGGGCTGCGGGCAGGTGGTGAGCAGATTGGCGTCACTGGTGTCACGCCAAGCGGCTACAACGTGGCAAAGACTCCGATCGTAGAACTCACCGCGACCACGGTGAAGTATGCGGTTGCGGTAGATCCCGGCGCCTACTCGGCCGGCGGAACACTGACGCGGACGGCACCGCACAACACGGCGAGCATGAAGAAGCGGCTCTATGTAACCGGCGACACCGGGACTGGAGAGACCGACTTCCAGTTTTGGGTCGAGAAAAACGCTTCCGACACGAGCCACAGCGGCACGGTAACGGATTCGCTCCTTGGTGAAGTCATCCAGAGCACCGATTGGGCGATGCCGCCCGTGGACCTGAACGGGTTGATCGAGCATGAGAACGGCGTTCTGGCAGCATTCGCGAAGAACGAATTGTGTCTGTGCGAACCGTACCGCCCGCATGCGTGGCCGACGAAGTACCGGCAGCCCACAATGCGCGACATCGTCGGCATCGGCTCATTCGGGAAAACTATCGTGGTCGGGACCAAGGCGCAGCCTTATGTATGCTTTGGAACACATCCAGACAACTACACGATGGAGAAGGTGAACCTGAAGGCGCCTTGCCTCTCGAAGCGCGGTGTTGCCTCGTTTCCATTTGGTGTGATCTATCCTTCACCGGATGGCCTCGTGCTGGTGGGCGAGGCTGGCGCACTGCTGGCAAGTGAGCCCGTGGTGCTGAAGAAGGAGTGGAATGCGTTTGCCCCCTCCACGATTCATGCACAGGAGTATCAGGGCCGTTACTTCGGCTGGTTTGACGACGGCGGGGGGCTCATCAAGGGCTTCACCTTCGATCGTGGCGGGCAAGGACCTGATCTCATTTCACTTAGCCAACAAGCAACGGCGACCTGGACAGACCCCGAGACCGGCGACCTCTATCTGGTAGACAGCGGGTTTATCAAACAGTGGGATGCTGATCCCCTTAATGCTCTGCCTTACGACTGGCTCTCGGGCGTCCGCGTGCTACCGAAACCGGTGAATCCCGGGTACGCGAAGGTCAAGGCGAAGTACGAGCAGTTAGCCGATGACGACGCGAGCGAAGCGCAGAAGGCCTCAGACACCGCCTTCAACGCCACCATCCTTGATGATCCAGAAACACATCCCGGTCAGGGGAAGACCAAGGGCGAGTGGAACGGCGCGATGTTCAACGACTTTATGTGGAACGGGAGCTTGTTAATCGGGGGCGATTTCCCGGTTTTCGACAATCGAACGCTCGTTTTCCAGTTGTACGCGCTGAACGAGGCGACCAACATCATGGAGTTGAAGCACACGCACAATCCGACGAGCGAAAAGGTGTTCGCGCTGCCGGCGGGTTACGAATCAACCGATATCGCGGTGAGGATCGCGGGCAACATTGATGCGACGCTTGTGGAAGTGGCTGAGACTGCCGAGGAGCTCGCCAACGTATGAGCACACCCAAGGCCTCCGCGATTCCCTCGACACAGGGCATAGATGTACCGACGAAGAAGGTGCTCGACCCCATGATCGAGGTACTGGAAACAATAACCGGCCGTCGGCCAAAGGTGGTTAAGCTCACCGCGCTGCCAGAGAACGCCACGCTTGCGGAGGTTATCGCCAAGGTGAACGAAATCGCCGATAGGCTTCAGGTATGAGGATTGAGCGGACGTACGATCGCGAGTTCGTGAACGGGGTCATTTCGCATCCACGGATCTACCCGCATATCTCGCAGGACTTCTCTCCGGCACCGGAGGCGTTCGATTGCGCTCCAATGATGGCGATGCCGGAAATCCTGTTCCTGGCGCCGATGCGCGGTGACGAACGCTGCGGGGTGTTCATGGTCCATCCCCACACGGCGATCGTTCATGAAATCCACACCTGCATCCTGCCGCAGTACTGGGGACACTCCGTCGAGGCTGGGCGCGCGGTGATCGAATGGATATTCGAGAACACGAAGTGCGTGAAGCTGCTGACACTGGTGCCGGACCATAATGACCTTGCTTATCGCTTGGCGATCGCGTGCGGGATGGTGTCGCAGGGCACGTTGACGGCGAGCTATCTCAAGGGTGGCAAGCTCCTCGATCAGAAGATTCTCGCGGTATCAAAAACTGAAAGGAAATCGCCATGCCAGTAGCTGGACCTATTCTGGGGGCTGTTGCAGGGGCCGTGGTGAGCAAGATGCTTACCGATGATGCCGGTAGCCAGCCCGCGGGCCGTAGTGCCGAGTACGATGCGGCGGCGGCCGAGGGCACGAGGCAGCAGACGAAGATCGCTGGCGAGCAATACGAGTATTGGAAGACCAACTTCAAGCCTGCCGAGGAAGCACTTGTAGCTGAAGCCAAGGGCTTCGGCTCGGCGGAGGAGCAGGAGCGGGAAGCCGGTCGCGCCAGTTCGACCGCGGCGCTCACGATGGGGAAGGCCCGCGCCGGGTTCGATCGCAATCTGGCGAGCTACGGCATCAACCCGGCGGGACCGCGCTTCCAGGACGCCAATCTCAAGTTCTCGCTCGAGGGCGCGAAGCTCGATGCCGCGAGCCAGAATCTTGCCCGCAAGGGTGTCGTGGACACGGCGTTCGCCAAGAAATTCGACGTGGTGGGCCTTGGCAAGGGAATGCCGGCATCAGCCGCCGCTGGGCTCGGTGCTGCCGCTGTGACCAACGCGAACCTCGGCGCAAACCAATTTGCTCAAAGTCAGTATCTGCAGGAGCAGGCCCGCCGTGGTGCGGCACCGTTCGTCTCGCTGGCACAGCAAGGTGTGAGTCGCTGGTTCAATCAGCCGACACCGCCACCGCAAACGACTCGCGCGGACCTGACGTATAACGACATCCCGCTCGGCTACGACAGTTCGGGCGGGCCGGCCTACGGATAGAGGGAGGGCGACATGGCGGATTTCAGGAGCGCGGTGGTTCAGGGTGGTCTCGGTCTTCAGGCGGCGGAGGACTACACCGAGCAGCAGGCGCAACGCACGCATGCCCAGCGGGCGCGTGAGTATGGCGTCAAGGTCATGGAATCGGAGGGACGCCGGCGCGAGGCGGCCGACAAGCTCATCGACAAGGACACCGCCATCAAGCAGCTTCGTCAAGATATCGAGAGCAACGAACTCACCTTCCAGCAGGCGACGCAGGGTTCCGAGCAGACGATCCGGCGCTCGGATATCGAGCACCGGGGGCGGCTGCAGCCCGGTGCGCAGCGCCTTGAAACTATCCAGCAGGGCGTGGCGACCGGCGCCGCCGAGGCGCAACAGAAGCTCCAGCCGGGGCAGGTAGCGATCGCTGGCGAAACGCAGAACATACAACTCCAGACGCTTGCGGAACAGCAAACCGGGAACCTGTGGGCGATGCTCACGGTGGGCGACAAGAAGGGCACCCTGGAGCTGCTGAACAGTAGCAAGATCCTCTACCCGGGCCGGAAGTTCACCGATATCCAAAGCGGCGTCGTTCCGGTGCGTGGTGCCGATGGGCAACCTTTGGTTGAGAACGGCCAGCCTGTGACGGAGCGTGTGTTGCGGCTCGTGTCGGCTGAGGGTGGGCGGGATGAGTTCGTGCCGGTGAAGCAGCTCGAAGCGAACGCACAGAAGCACGGCACCCGCTACGAGAAGGTCGGCAACAACCTCGTCAAGATCGACCGCACCGGGAAGATCACGCCGGCCTATGAGCAGGACCAGTACGTGCCCGTCCCGGAAGGCGGTTCCGTGGTCAGTCGTCACACCGGTTTCCCGCCGGCTGCTGGCGGCGTCAATCCGCCAAGCCCGCGCCCGCCAGGAAGTGATCGCTTGACCGGGCGCATCGACGAGCGTGTCGGACGAGGCAAGGGTGTTGTCGATCGCTACTTCGGCATCAGCGAGTTCTCTGGGCTCAATCCGAATAATCAGCCGAAGTACAGCAAGATCATCGAGCGCATGGGCGTGAAGGTGCGCGGCGGCCAGGACCCTGAAGCCGCGGCAACTGCGGCGATCAACGAAGTGAACCACGAGGAAGCGGCGCTTGCCGCCGCCGGGAAGCCTGGTGGAGCTGCCGCGTACTCGGGGCCCGCGCCCTGGCGCCGGTAGCCGATGGATCAATTCACGCCGAGCAATGTCCCCCCGGAAAAGCAATATCTCCTGAATCCCGCGGGGCCGACCCCGGGCTCGATTGCCGCGCGTAGCGGCCTTGGGCCACTCGGCTCGGAAGCCGCGCTCCGGCCGGCGGTCTCCTTCAGTGAAGGAGAACGCGGGCAGATCGAGGCCTCCGAGCGTCAGCCCGGCAGTCTCGCCGCTCTCGACCTCGAGATATCGAGGACCACGAATCCCGCTACGCTCGCCCTGTTGAACCAGGAGCGGGCGCGTCTTGCTACTCCCGTCATCTCCCAGAAGCCCCCAAGCTGGCAGGAAGTGCTTGAAATGCCGGAGATGCAGGGGCTCGACTTCGACCAGCGCGAAGAAGCCCGCAATCAGTATTTCCTCGAAGCAGTCTCCCCCACTGTCCCGACCGAGCAGATGACTGCGGCACGCGCCGCGTTCGATGCCGACACCAAGCCGAGTGCACTCAACCGCGCCGTCAATGCCATCGGTGACGTGATCCGCGGCGCTGGCATCAGGGTTTTTGGTGAGATCGGCAAGCCGGTCGACGTCACGAAGCCCGCCCTCCCGTTGTCGCATCCCAATAGTTTCACGCCCATCCCGACGCGCAAGCCCGAATTGGCAATGACGCCGGTGCCACTAGTGCCCGCGGTGGCGGTTTCATCGGAAGGATGGAGAGCCGCCGAACTTGCGCGTCAGGGTATCAATCGGGGGCTTCTCACAGGCACAGAAGGCCCGGCGACGCCGGTCACGCTTGTACCTCGTGCAGAGCAGGACTTCCCCGGGCAGGGGGTGCGCGACATGTTCGCTCAAGCCGCGCAGGTGCGCGCGAACGAAAACAAGGTCACCAACATCCTCGGCTCCGGTTTCATGCGCGGCACCGAGCAAATTCTCTCCGGTTGGAAAAACGCGATCCCCGTGGTCGTCAATACGGTGGCGGAGGCGATTGACCGTCCGCACCTTGCCGCCTCCGGCAAGCCGAGCGGGATCGGACGTATGGATGTTACCGGCGCGCCGTTCATCCCCGGCATGGAGTCCTACCCGCCCCCGGCGGTGGCTCAAAAGAAGTGGGACGATTTGATCGGCGTGGACGAGCACGCAGTTTGGCTTGGCTCTCATGTCTCGGAGCAGATGCCGCAGATGGTCGGCTTTCTCTCGGCTGCCTCCATCCCGCGGGTCGCGAATGCTTACCTCATCGCGATGGGCGCGAGCTCGGCCGGCCAGCAATACCAGCAGACCGCCGGGAAGGGGCTCGATTCGCAGGCGCGGCTCGCCGACGCATGGGTGAACGGCACCGTCGAGGCGTTGTTCGAGAAGCTCCCGCTGGAGGTCTGGATCAAGCTCCATAAGTGGGTGAAGGGCATGCCAGCGGAGCAGGCCGCGACCGCGCTTGGGAAGATGCTGGCGGCGGCTGGAGTCACCGTCAGGGGTGTGGCTGCGGTAGGGGGCCAGGCGGCGGTGGAAGGCTCGCAAGAGGCGTTGACGCAGATCGCGCAGAACCTCTCGCAACGCTACATCGCCGGCGATAAGAGCGTGAACTGGAACGACAACGTGAAGGAGGCCGGCATCATCGGTGCCGCTGCGGGAGGCATCATGGGTGCGCCGCACGTGGTAGCGGCATCCTCGATGCGGCGACCGGCTTCTCAATCCGCGCCTGAGGTCGGAAAACCGGAAGTCGGCGTCCCTGAACCGCTCGGCGAGGCACCCACGACTGTCGCGGAAATGCTCGGAAAAACGCCCGCGCAGACCGTGAAAACGCCCGCGGCGGCGCCAAATATCGGAAAAACACCCGCAGAACCGGAAAAGCCACAGGAACGCCTGGCCACCGTCAATCGGCTGCTCTCCGAGCTTTCTGGCTCAATCCAGCGGGCGCGTGAGCCTGGAGCGGAGGAATCGCGCCGGGCGCAGCTTCCCTACCTTGAGCAGCGCGGTGGCGAGTTGATCGCCGAGCGTGCCCGGCTTGAGAAGGAAATCAACCCGGACGTCGATATCGGGCGCCTTCAGCGCCAGAACCGCGACCGCGGGCGAGCGGCGTCGGTGGCGCAGATGCAGTCCATCGCCAACAGCCCGGACTACGACCGCTTGGCGACGGCGCCCATTCCCGATGTTGGTTCCCCGATGGTGTCCGTTGTCAACAATGAGGCGACGATCGCGCCAGGAGACTACGGCAAGTCGGCAACTACCACGCTGGCCGATGGCACGAAGATGCCGGTGCGCTACGCGGTGGTCGAGGCCTCCGACGTGATCGCCTCGCATGACGTCGAGGGAACCGAGAACAAGGCTTACTTCGGGAAACCGAAGGCGGGCACGGTGGTCGCGCTCACGAACGGTCGGGTGGCGGGGCTTCAGGCGGCTTATCAGCGCGGCAAGGCGTCGGGGTATCTTGAGCGGCTCGTCGCGGATCCCGAGCATGGGGTAAGCGCGGACGCCATTCGCGCCAAGAAGCAGCCGATGCTGGTGCGCGTCTATGACGACACCTTCAACCAATTGCCCCGCCTCGCCCAGCTCTCCAACACCGGCGGCAGCGCGCAGTTCTCCGACGTGGAGAAGGCCCGCAACGACGCCGCGGCGCTCGAATCGCTGGACGGCTTCGCGCCGAGCGAATCCGGTGACGTGACTGCCGCCTCGAATCTCCCGTTTGCCCGCCGCTTCATTCAGACCGTGGTGCCGGAGAACGAGCGCGCCGAGATGCTGACCGCGCGCGGCGAACTCTCCCAGGCCGGGGCGAAGCGCATCCGCGCAGCCGCGTTCACGAAAGCCTATGGCGGCGGCGATATCCTGATTCGGATGGTCGAGAGCACGGACGACAACGTGCGGAGCATCACGGCGGGGCTGATGCGCGCGGCGCCGGCGGTGGCGAAGCTCCGCGATAAGGTTGCGGCGAAGGCGCTCCATGACCTCGATATCACGCCGGAGCTGGTGCGGGCGATCGAGGAGTTCTCGCGGCTGCGGGATGAGGGCACCAGCGTTGGCGCCTGGCTCGCGCAGGCCGATATCTTCGGTGAAGGCATCCCACCCGAGGTCGTGGAGTTGCTCGGCTTCCTTGAGGACAACGCCCGGTCGCCGCGCCGGATCGCGGAGTTTATGGAGCGTTACCTGCAAGCGGCGGAGTCCCTCGGCACCCCGCTGCAGGGCACGATCTTTGAGCGGGCGGCGCCGCGCAAGGCCGGCGTCGTGCGCGCGATCAGAAAGGAGATGGGCAATGAGCGTGAAACAGGACTACGTGAAGGAGCGCAACCGCCTGCTGCGGCTGCCGGGCGCGGAGCGGAAGCAGACACGCGAGCGGGCGCGGAGCCGGTTCCCGGGGCTGGTGGCGCTCGCGCAGAAGGCGGCGCAGCCGCGCTCAAGGAAGATGCTGGCGAAGGCGCTGCAGTAGATCAGGCGGCGCACGAAGCCGCGACGAGCCCCGAGAATGCGCTGCCCGAGCCGACCAAGGAACAGAAGGAAGCCGGCAACTACCAGAAGGGGCACATCAAGATCGGCGGGCTCGAAATCTCCATCGAGAATCCAGCGGGCTCGGTACGATCCGGCGAGACCCGCCACGGTGACAAGTGGCAGGTCACGATGAAGGCGCACTACGGCTACGTCCTCGACACCGAGGGCACCGATGGTGACCACGTCGATGTCTTCGTGAAGGAAGGCACGCTAGAAGACTGGAACGGCACCGTGTTCGTCGTGAACCAGAACAACGCTGCCGGCAAGATGGACGAGCACAAAGCCATGATCGGCTACGACTCGCTCGAGGAGGCGCGCGCGGCCTATCTCGAAAACTACACGAAGGGATGGGAGTCCCGCATCCGCTCAATCGCTGAGCTTCCGCTGGATCAGTTCAAGTCCTGGGCGACGGACGAGACCGACACCGGCCCGAAGGGCGGCGAACTCGTGGTCGATGAGTTGCGGCAGGAACTTGATGATGTGCTAGCTGATCTCGGCGCGTGGGTGGACAAGAACGTGGTGCCGAAGGCAGCGATGCTACCGGCAGAAGCGCAGGAGAACCTGATCCCGATTCTCTCGCGGCTGTTCACGGTGGCGATCAAGAAGGGCTACCGGGACTTCGCGGCGGCGAGCAAGTTCGTGATGGGCGAGATCCGCAAGAAGGCGGCGGAGCTTGCCGACTTGATCAACGAATCGCTGCTACGCCGCGCCTACGCGCAGGCCGGCGGCAAGGAGACCGCAGATGCCGAAACAGTACGAAGCGATCAGGGACCGGTTGGTGGGGGAAGGCGTGCCGCTGAAGCAGGCGAAGACGCGCGCGGCGCGAATCTACAACGCGAAGCGGAAGCGCGGCCGGCCGCCGGTGACGCGCTACCACGGGGCGAGTATGGCGAGGCGCGGGATCAGGTAAACCAGATCCCGCGTGCGGAACATCTCTCGGAGGACGAGCGCACGGTTGAAACGCGCTTCCGCGATTGGGTGTGGGGAAACCTCGACGAGGCCGTAGCGGAATACCGCCGTCGGTTCGGAACCATCATCAGCACAGACGACGCCCGAGAACTCTCGCCGGACTACGCAGCCTCGAAGGAATCGCGGAGCCAGTTCTCCCGCGCGGTGCACGAGCCAGCACGTTTCCTTGCGAAGCAGGTCTATGAGCGGATGCTGAAGGAGCCGGCCCCGAAGGGGAAACCCGATCTCGTTGTCTTCACCGCCGGTGGCACCGGCGCCGGCAAGACAAGCAGCATCCGTGACGTGCCATGGCTGAAGGCGATCGCGCAGGGTGCACAGATGGTGTACGACACCAACATGAGCAGCGAGCGGTCAGCGGCCGAAAAAATTGATCAGGCGCTCGCGGCTGGCAACCAGGTCACCGTAATCTATTCCTACCGCGATCCGGTTGATGCCTTGGTGAACGGGGCGCTGCCGCGCGCCATAAAGCGGGGGCGGACAATCACGCTCGCCGCGCACATCGAAACCCACGGCGGATCGCTGGAAACCCTGCCGAAATTGTACCGTCGCTATCGGGGGGATTTGGGAGTGGATTTCCGCTTTGTTGACAACAGCTTGGGAAAGGGTCAAATCCGCGAAATTACCCTTGAAGAATTGGCGGAAAAACCCCATAATATCAATGAGGAATCGTTGTATGAAGCCCTCCGTGCAGAACGCGAAGCTGGCCGAATCTCGGAAACCGTCTTCCGGGCAACCCTCGGTGACGATCGGCGAGGCCGTCCCGGGGTTCAAAGAGGCGCTCGAAATCTCGAAGAATCGCAAGGTGAGCCCGGAGCTGAAGGCGCAGTCCGACAAGCTGGTGAAGGCGGCGGTGAGGAACCTCAACTACAACTCGGTGCGGGACAATCCCGAGGTCCGGTAGAGGCTGAACATGAACGACCACAGCCTCTTGAACGCCCCGAACGTCCTGAAGCCAGCGACCGTGAAGGCCGTGCTGCGCGAGAGCCTGCGGGTGCAGGGGATAGCCGACAGATGGGCCTCGGGTTCGCCGAAGAAGGTGAAGGCGATGGAGGCGGCCGGGACGTTGCTGCCGCGGCTGAAGGAGCAGGCGGACATGGAGAACGAGGCGATCTCGAACGCCCGAGTGGGCGGCGCGATGAGCGACGTGCCGGACAGCGAGATACTGCAGTTGCGGGATATACCGGCCCTGCCCTAGCAGTCCACACCAACTACACCATCACCGCCGATGACGACCTGGGCGGTGGCGGCGCCAAGACCAAAACCAAGCAGAACCTTGCCGCCATCCGGCTGGTGAAGCAGCTCGCGAAAGACGAGCGGCTCGCCACATCGGAGGAGCAGCACGTCCTCGTCAAGTACGTTGGATGGGGCGGGCTGAAGTCCGTGTTCGACGAAGGCAACGCGGAGTGGGCGAAGGAACGCGCCGAACTGAAGGAACTGCTCGCGCCCAAGGAATTTGAGGCGGCGCGCCGCTCGGTGCTGGATGCCCACTACACGAGCGAGACCGTGGTGCAGGGCATCTACTCGGCGCTCAATCGCATGGGCTTCACCGGCGGGCGCGTGCTCGAGCCCGCTATGGGCACCGGGCACTTTTTCGGGCTGATGGAGCCCGGCGTCTCCTCGCGCAGCCAGTTGATCGGGGTGGAACTCGACCCCCTCACCGGCATGATCGCAAGACAGCTCTACCAGCGGGCCGACATCAAGGCGCCGCGGGGCTTTCAGGAAGTCAATGTGCCGGCCGGCTACTTCGATGCGGTCGTCGGCAATCCCCCCTTCGGCAGCCAGACGATACCGGACGAGACCGACAGCGAGTTGCCGACGCTCTCGATTCACAACTTCTTCTTCGCCAAATCGGTCAAGAGCCTGCGCCCGGGCGGGCTGCTTGCGATGGTGGTGTCGCACTATTTCATGGACGCCCGCACCTCGGAGGCCCGGGCGTGGATCGCGAAGCGGGCCGAGCTCGTGGGCGCGATCCGGCTGCCGAACACGGCTTTCCTCAAGAACGCGAATACCGAGGTCACCACCGATATCGTGTTCCTGCGCCGCTTAACGGAGGAGGACGCCAAGGCGCGCAAGGCCCCGGCATGGCTCAAGGTGGGCGAAGTCACCGACGAGGAGACCAAGCAGCCGATCCCGCTCAACCAGTACTTCATCGAGAACCCCGACATGATGCTTGGCCGGATGACGCTCGGGGGCACGATGTACGGAGCGAAACTCGAAGCGACCCTCGAAGCGAACAAGGGCGAGAAGCTGGAGGAAGCGATCGCAGAGGCGGTGAAGAAACTGCCCGCCGCAATCTATCAGCCGACTGAGCGCACGGTCGCAGAGATAACCGAGCCCACCGAATTGGTGCCGAATACCGTGAAGGTGGGTGGATTCTTTGTGCTGCCGGATAGCCGGATTGCGCGGCGGGCCCCGGACGTGATGGACAAGCGCCAGCACGAGGTCTACGAGATCCCGAACGAGCGTGCCGGGGCGCGCATCCGCGGCATGATTCGCGTCAGGGATGCCCTGCGCAAGCTCATGCGGGCCGAGATGGTGGGCGATGACGACGTGACGCTTCGCTACCTGCGCTCGGAATTGAACCGCCTCTACGACGGCTACGTGAAGAAGAATGGCTACATCAACAACATCGGCAATCGCCGAGCCTTCCAAGACGACCCCGATCTTCCGCTCATTGAGGGGCTGGAGCGCGACTACGATCCTGGGGTATCGAAAGACGTGGCCGCGCGGAAGAAAATGGGCATCACAGAGGAGCCCGGAGAGGGCGGCACGGCGCTCTCGCGCAACTTCCAGACCGACACGCCCGAGTTCAAGCGGTGGTTCGGTGACTCGAAGGTGGTGGACGACGAGGGCAAGCCGCTGGTGGTGTATCACGGTTCTGAAACGGGTGGCAGGTTCAAGGTATTCAAACCGACGAAAACGCTTTTGGGGAACAATGCAATTTTTCTGACTGATGACAAGGGAACGGCCGCCGGATACGGCAGGGTGATGCCGTTGTATGCCACGATTAAAAAACCGCTTGTCGTGGACGCCGAGGGGGAGACCTGGGGGGAGTTTGGTTCGCTCCACCCGTTAATCGACGAAGCGGTTGATGGCGAGCACGATGGAGTTATTGTAAAAAACATTCAAGATACCTCTAGCGAAGATGGGGGTGGAGCAGAATCGACGGTTTACGTCGCCTTCCGCCCCGAGCAGATCAAGTCCGCCACCGGCAACCGTGGCACGTTCAGTCCCGAGAGTGCCGATATCCGGTACTCAAGGGGGATGGCTGGCGCCGGCGGCATGGCGTTGAAGGACGTGAACGCGGTCGCCAACATCTTCCGTGGCCGGCTGAAGGGTCTGCCGCCGCTGCATGTGCTGGAGACCGTGGCGAAGGCCCCGGAGGCCCTCAAGCGCGATATCAGGGCATTGGGCGGTGAGCGCGACACCGCGGGGGCCTGGCACAACGGCGAGGTCTATCTGTTCGCCGAGAACCTGCGGAACCCCGAGCACGCGGCTTGGGTGATCTTGCATGAGGGCACCCACCATGGGCTGCGCGGGATGTGGGGGCGATCACTTGACCCGCTGCTCATGAACCTCTACCTGAGAAACAAGTCGCTGCGCCAAGCTGCGGAGGAGCAGCGCGTCAGGAATCGGAAGCTCTCCGTCGTTCAGGCAACCGAGGAGGCGCTCGCCAACATGGGCGCGGACAACATTCCGCAATCGGTGTGGGCGCAGATCGTCGCATGGGTCAAACGTGCGCTGCGCGGCATGGGCGTACGTCTGCGCCTCACGGACGCAGATGTGCGGGATCTCGTCGCCCGGGCCCTGCGCTACGTGAAGAACCCGCAAGACAAGACGCATCTGATGAGCGGCACGGCGCTACACCCGAGTTGGCAGAGCGAAGCGGAGTTGCCCCGCAGCGCCGGCGACAAGGTGACGGTCTATCGGCTCGGCTATAAGGGCGAGACCAGCCCGGCCGGGAAGTGGGTCGGCACCGCTGAGCGCGTTGCCCGGCACCTGGGCCAATATGACGATCTGCTGGCGCAGTCCGGCGACACCCTCTACGCCTACGAGCTGCCGCGCGAGCAGGCCCGCTTCCTGATGCCGAATAAGGTAATCCCGAGCCTGAAGGGAACCGAGCAGAAGCTGCCGGAGAAGGTTGACGCCATGCTCGTCGCCGCGAAGCCACTGGCGCCGCTCTACGAGGCCGGTGATATCACCGGGGGCGCGATCGAGGCATACCTCGGCGCCGAGCGCGGGACCACGGCGCTCTCGCGCACCGTGGGTCAACCTGCGATGCCGAAGGGCCGCGGGACCCTCAACCATCCGGCGGTGCGTAGCGGCTACCGGACGTGGGCGAAGAAGACGATCGACACCCTCGATTCGTGGCTGGAGCCCATCGGCAAGCTGCCGGAGAAAGAGCGTTACCTCGTCGAGCGGTACAAGACGCTCGGGCGCATCGCGAAGGCGGACGAGCTCGCCGGCTACATCCGCAAGGCGTTCGTGGGCTCCACCGCCGAGGACAAGCAGGCGGTCTATGACTACCTCACCACCGCCGGCGCGACGTCCACCAGCTCCGGGCCTATGGCTTTCATCAAGGACCCGACGATCCGGGCGAACGCGGAGCGGGTGAAGAAGGAAATCGCTGCGGTCGGGGATGCACTGGTCGAGCACGGGCTGCTGTCAGAGGAGGCACATGAGCAATACCGTGACAGTTACCTGCCGCGGCTCTACCTGAAGCACCTGCTCTCCGAGGGCGACTTCCAGCGGCTCGGCGCCGGCAAGAAGCCCTCCGACATGGGCTACCTGAAAGAGCGCAAGGATATCCCCGAGGATGTGCGCAAGGTGATCTTGGGCGAGATCACTGACCCCGGCTTCCTCGGGGCCGTGGCGGTGGCGAAGCCGCTGCGCGACATGGTGCTGCTCGATTGGCTCTCCAACATCGCGCAGCGCAAGGATTGGGTGCTGAAGGGAGTCCTGGTCGAGTGGGGCGAGATCAACCTGCTGAAACCGGCCGCGACACCAGATATGTTCGGCGGCGGGGTCAAGAAGCGGCTGGTCAGCGCCTATTGGCTCAAGGACGAGGCGACGCGGATCCGGCGCCAGGCCGAGTTTTACGACCCGGCCACGGCGAAGCGCGCGATCGAGTTGGCGCTCAAAATGGAGCGCACGGCGAATGACGCGCTCGCCGGCCTCAAGGTTGACCACAAGATGTTCCGGCAGATCCCGGACACGCCGCGCTACGGGCGGCTGAGGGGTATATGGGTGCGGAGCGAAATCTACGACGATCTGATGGGGGTCAACGATTTCCTGCCGCTCGAGCCCGGTTTCTTCCAGAACCTCCTCGGATATGGCGGCGTCGGGACCAAGATCACGCAGCTCTGGAAGACCGGGAAGGTGGCGTTGAATCCGCCCTCGCAAATCCGCAACTTCATGTCGAACGGCGTGCTGCTGCAGCTCTCCGGGGTGGCGTTGCCAATGGTGCCGGTGCGGGTCACGCAGGCGGCGCGCGAAATCATGAACAATGGCGAGCACTGGAAGATCGCCAAGAAGTATGGCGTCACAGAATCCACGTTCACGGCTCAGGAGCTTTACCGGGCAAAGCGCGAGCTGCTCGACCTCGAGCAGCAGATGGGCACCCTTTCGCCGCTCGGGCAACTGCACAGGATCGCCGCGCGAGTCATGGACTTCGGGGGCGATACCTATCAATTCATGGAGGCGCTGTTCAAGACCGCCAAGATCATCGACGCCATGGCGGAGGGCATGAGCGAGGAGAAGGCCGCGCTTGAGGCGCAGAAGTGGCTGTTCGATTACTCGCTGGTCGCGAAGGAAGTCCGGTATCTGCGGAACGCACCGATCGGCGTGCCCTTCCTCACCTTCCAGGTGAAAGTGCTGCCCCGCATGGCCGAGGTTGCGCTGCTGCACCCCTGGCGCTTCCTGCCGTGGGCGGCGCTGCTCTACGGCATGAGCTATGCCCTCGCCGCGGGCTATGACGTCGACGACGATGATCTGGAGAAGCTGAAGCAGGCGCTCCCCGACTGGCTGCGCGAGCGGGGCCACACGATGCTGCTGCCCTTCAAGGACGCTCAGGGTCGGTGGCAGGTCCTCGACCTGGGCTATTACTTCCCGTGGACGAATTGGACGGAGCTTGCCCGGAACATCAAGGCCGGCGAAGTCGGCAAGGCTGTCCAGACCGCAGGCTTGTTCTCCGGGCCGGTCACGGACTTGATCGTAGCGATCAAAACCGGGCGCGACCCCTTCACGGACAGGGACATCTGGAAGGCGGGCGACCCGCCGGCGCGCCAGGCGATGGCATTGCTCAACTACCTGTGGACGATGGGCGCCCCGCCATTCCTGACCAGCATGGGCTTCGTGGGCCACGCCACGCGCGCCTATACGGGCGAGACGAACCGCTATGGTGACCCGCTCTCCACGCCCACCCAGGCCGCGCTGCGCCTGTTCGGGGTCAATATCTACGCCCTCGAGCCCGAGCAGAGCCGGGCGGCGAACATCCGCAAGCAGCAATTCGAGATTGGGGAGGTCAGGACCGCGGCGAAGCAGAAGTTGCTGGACCGGTCACTCAGTCCCGAGCGCCGTGAAGCGATCAGCGAGGAGTATCAGACCGAGGCGCGGCGCAGGCAGGAGAAGCTGCTGAAGTACATCAGGGAGAGCGGCATCCACCCGAATCTTCAGGCGGCACCTTAACGTGGCCGGTCCAATTCGGGCAGGCTGATATCCTCCTGCCGCACGTCAGGGCAGGTGAACACCACCTGGTTCATTTCCCGGTTGCGATACAGGAAGCACTTCACGTCGAGTGGCTCGCCGAGCGGGGATGGCACCACCACTATCCGTAGGTCCTCCGTCGCGCTCAGCGCCTTCTCTGAGGCAACGTATGGGCCTTCGCGCACCCGCTGGTCGGTCGTCTTGCCTGTGGTCGTGCGCGGCGGCTCCCTCATGGCTGCGACACCGATCACGGTGGCGATCGCCGCCACTACTAGACCCGCACCAAGTAGCCTTTGCCGGTTCACGCCAGCATGCTACCCCTCCCGGTTGGAAAATTCACACCCTATCCCCCTGAGGTTTTCTCATAATTTTAGGAGGTAGAATTCTCCAACTCGCCACGGATACCCGTAGCGGTTCAAGGCGTTGTGTTCCATGTGAAACGTGCCTTGGGCGCACGAGGTCGTGAGTTCGAATCTCACCACCCTGACCAATAATTCAGTGACTTGCAGCCTCAGAAAGTTGGAAAATTATTGACGTTTTCCAGTAAGTTGGAAAATTCCGGCCTGCTACTAATAGCGGTGGCCCAGGTTGCAACCTGGTTTCTGCCGTAAGAAACCAGGTTATAACCGGGTTTTCATCCGGCCTTCTTGCTGACCCTCGGCAACGGTGTCACCACGGCGGGGCGGCGGCGGTACACGGTCTTGGTGATGGCGGAGTCGGCGTGATCGCCGCGGGCCTGCGCGTCGGCGAGATCGGGGCTGTCACTGATCGCCTTGGCCTTGATGTCGTGAAAGTGGAAGGCATGGGCCGGCACGCCGGCGCGTTCTCGGGTGCGGCGCCAATCCGAATTGAACGCCGAGATGCCGTAGGGCTTGCCAGTGCGGGCGAGAAACAGCGGGGCCGTCTCGAGGTCCTTCACGTCCCGCTGTCCGCCCCGGACCTTGGCGCGGACCCGGAGCGCGCGCGTGATGACTTCTCTGAGGTCGTCGGTCCACGGCACGAGCCGGTATTTCATGGGCGCCCCGGCGCGGCGCTTGTTGAGCGTCAATCGCAGGTGCGGCTTCGTGAGATCGGCATCGGAGAGCATGATCCTGAGCAGCATGCCGCGCCTGGCCCCGTTCATCTGCGCGAGGTCCATCAAGCATTGCATCGTGGCTGACGCCTTCTCATAGACCTTCATGAAGGCGTCGTCGTCGTGATACTGCTCGCGCGGCCGCTCGCGGTTGTACTCAAGCTGGAGGCAGGGGTTGTACTCGGTGTAGCCCCACTCTGTCTTCGCCATCTTCAAGATGCGCGAGAGGCATTTCACTTCCCGGTTGACGCCGACCGGCCGCCCGCTGTGGACGATCTTGGTGCGCTGGTCGGTGAACTCCCGCTTCGCCTCCGCGCGCAGGTATTGCGTCAGGTCCATGGTGCGCAGGAACGGCCCGGTCGAGGCCTCGGCTTCGTTCCTGGCGTAGCGGCGGTGCCCGAATACCGCCTTCAGCCGCTTGCAGTAGGCGGTGCGGTGGTCTTTGGTCGTGCCGGTCAGGGTGGGCAGGACCTCGCGCTCGTAGCGTTCGATCAACTCGGCGATGGTGCCTGTGGCTGCGGTCTCGGCGGGCTGTTCGGTGACGAACAGCTTGACCCATTCCTGCCGGGCGATGGCCTTGTCGGGTCCGAGGGGGTGACAGTTCTTGCCGGGGAAATGGGTGGCGAACAGCCGGCGCATTTCCTCGTTCACCGGGCGCACGTAGTACCGCCCCTTGACCGGATACACGCCAAGCGGCAGATCCTTGTGCTTCTTCCGACCCCTCCCCACGCGCGAATTAGACAACATGTTTCCACTTCCTGCCAGCCCTGATGTTCTCGATGGTCTTGTGTCCGACGCCGTATATCTTCGCTAGTTTCTGGTCGCTCAGCGTGCTGGCCTTGATTTCCCTGACCTTTTCATCGGTCAGTTTCGCGCCAGGTCGGCGTGACCCGAGAGGGTGACGGCCTCGCTCGAAAGCCTCGCGCGTGTTCAAAGCGTCATCGCCTAGATGCAGATGCGCCGGATTGACGCAACATGGAATGTCGCAGGAGTGCAGCACGAGCTGGCCGCCAGGTTCTCCGACGAACACACGATATGAGAGGCGATGCGCCCACTCCTGACCTCTGTGGTAGGCGATCCCGTAGCCCCGCGGAGTCGTGCCGCCCATCCAAATCCAGCACCCCGACCACGGCAGACGCTCTATCTTTGACAGAATCTTCTCCGGCGTGAGTTCGCGGAGCCGAGGTTTTTTGGTCCAGTCCATGTCGTGAGATCCTATGCTTTGTCTTGACTATCACTTCACCAGCTCAGCAACCGGCGCCAGGGCGTTCTTGAGCCTGGCGAGCTCGGCGGCGGCATCCTCCCGGCTCTCGTAGGTCGTCCAGCGGTGCTTGCAGCGGCAGCACTCCCGCCGGCGCCGGATGGTCTGCCCGGCGGGCTCGGTGCGGATCACGGCGCTGTCGGCGTGGTGGCAGATCGGGCAGTTCATGGGTTCCTGTTCCCGATAAGATTCCGCAGCGCGTCCGCCGCCAGGCCGAGTTTCAACATGGTGTCGTGTTGCCGGGCTGCGGGATGTGGCGCGCCGATGAGCTTCCCGTGCCACAGCGGTTCCACGGCGTCACACGCGATGCGTCCGAAGCAGATCACGATGTCTGGCTTGTGGTACTCGAGTACGGCGGCGATGTGTGCCGGGTCCGGCGTCGCCACGAAGTCGGGGCGGCCGGAGATCTCGCGGGAGACCTCATCCCAATGAATCGTCCGGCAGAGTTCCTCGCCGAACGTGGCATTGAGATTGCGCCCGCTCGCGCATCCAGCGAACAGGGCGTAGGGAATCAGCCTACGGCGATACCGTTCGCCGTACCGCTCAATCAGGGCACGGACCCGCTCGGGATCTCTGGCCCATTGATTCTGTAGAAACGCGAGGATGGTCACGACAACCGCCGTCCTTCCAGCTTCGTCGTCGGCCGGTCGAGTTCCTTCTTGAAGTATTCGTAGATCGTTTCGACCTCGGACTCATCGCCGAGCGCGCGCGCAACATGGCGGGCGATATCGCAGAGGATCAGGCCATAGCCACGGGCGTCGTAGGGCAAGTCCTCGCCAGGCGGGCCTCCGAGGAGGGTGATGAGTTTTCCGTTCCCGGGGTCGTGGACGATGATGACCGGCTTCTCGATAGCCATGGCTGGCAGGCCACCTGTCGGCTTCAGCAGGAACTCATAGCACCGGACATGCGTCGCCCGGTCCACGATGCAACTGTGGTCCTTGAGCATGGCGAGGACGCGGCGGCACTCCTCGAGCGGGGTTTCCTGATGCGGTGGTGCCGGGATGCTGGTCGTCACGATCGTCATGTCACTCACCCGACCGCAACTTCGTCAGGGTGTCACTGAACACCGCTCGGCTGGCGTAGGCGATATCGAGCAGGATCCGCACCGGCTTCGGCACCCGTCGTCCGTTCTCGTAGCGGCTACCGCCGGACTGCGTGACGCCGATGCGCTTCCAGAAATCGTGCTGGTTCAAGCCCGCGCGTCGGCGCAGCGCGCGGACGCCGCTCAATGGTTTACCGTTGGTTCGTGCCATGCTGGTCTCCTGGTCAAAACGTCGTCGGCTTGGCCACGGCGCGCGTCACCGCCATGAAGCCCTGTTGTAGGTGCGTAACTCCGATCGCCAGCCAGCGTGCGTTAACCGCGTTCCCCTCCTGCGCGTAGCGCCAGAGCAAGTCAGCACTCGGATTGCTGCCGCTTGTTTGCTGGCCTAGCTTCATGGCGTCGGTAAGCTGCCCGACTGCTTCCGCGAGTCCCTTGATCTGGTTTATCAGGTCGATTTCAGTCTGCGTGAGATCGCGATATCCACTAATTTTCTTGTGCTGGTTTTCCATGCTGGTCTCCTGTCGTTGGATTAATTTCACCCGTGCGGGTGTTGAGGATGCCGAGCGCCGCGGCCCGCCAGAGCAGCGTGTCAACCGTGGCGATCTTGTAACCCGTGCGCTTGGCGATTACGTCGCACATCGCTTGGGGCGTGGTATTGAACGTCTTGGCGAGGCGGGTCAGGTGGACGTCGGGCTTCGCGTACTGGAGCCCGAAGTTCTTGGCGACGTGGTACTTCGTGATGGGGCCGATCCACGGCAGGCCGGCGAGGAAGGCGAGTTTGTCCGGCGCCGAGCAGTACCAGCGGAACAGCTTATCGCGATGCTGCCAGATGTCGGCGATTGCCGCGCATTTCCCTGGGTGCCTGAAGGATTCCTGCATCGAGCGACCAGCGCGGATTCCGTCCATCACCCGGTCATAGATGCCGCGCGCGACGGTGTGCTTCATGCCGCTGTTGCAGATCACGAAGATGATCTCGGCGGCGAAGTCGTCGGCATTCGCCGGTGCCTTCAGGTTCTCGGCCCACTCGATATCGTCACCATGGCCCGCTGCGATCACGGCGGCTTCGAGGCGGGGCCAATCCACAAGGGCGATTTTCATGGCAGGAGGTCCGCCACAGTTATCGCCCTCGGCAGTTTCCATATCCCGAGCGCACCCTTCACGTCGAAGGGCTTGACCCGGATCGCCCCGTCGAGCTGCCAGGCATAGCGGTTGGCGGAATAGTCGCCAAAAGCAAATTCATCTGTGTGCCGCGCCGGCTTGAAATGGTTGGTGGATACACAGTCGATGAGATAGACGACCGCGATTACTTGCCCAAGGGGAAGCTCGGTCGGATTGTTGTAGCCGGCACGCAGCAGCGCATATCGGAACGGCTCCTGGTAGCAGAGCGCGATGCACTCCTTCGGGAAGCCCTTCGCGGCGTGAATCGCGATCGCACCGCGATGACCAGTGCGCCAGGATCGGGTCTCAAACCGCTTGGCGCCGATGGCGACGAGCGTGGCCCATGGTTCTGTCAGGGACACACAGAGGGTGATATTCATCGGTTGGCAAACTCCAGTAGTGGGTCACCGTGGCATGGCTCGTCGAGGCCGCACCAGCACGCGACGTTTTGACCGCGTAGTACCGGCAAAGCGGCAAGCACTGCGGCGCGGCCTGGCGGCACCATGACGAAACCGAAAGCAGGATGGTCGAAGGTGCCCTCGTCATTTGTGCCGAACTCACCAGCGAGCCATGCGCGGTAACGGGCGACCGCTCCTGCTTGCGTGAGTTCAATGCGCCCGATTTTGATGCGCGCGCCGGCGATAATGACTTCGCCCGGATTGCCGGGTATCCACGGGTTCCCGAAGATGCCGGGGCGCGACACAACCATCGTGTTCGGCGGCATGCGCCAGCCTTTCTTGCGCGAGCGTTGGACGCGAATCGGGCTGGTCATCGTTCAATCACCGTGTAGCCATGCTTCTTGGCGTGGGCTTGGTGCTGTTCCAGCGGGATCAACCCACCATCCCCCGGTGACGGCTTGATCTGGTTCCTCCCCATGACGGAGTGCATGACGAGAAACGGCTTCCTGCCGCCGTTCCAGTAAATGATTCGTTCGATCCGGTCTGGATGCTCGGTCACTTCCTCGACCATCTCGCCCGACTTCGCCTTGGCGTATCGGACGTCGCGGCAGAGATCCCAATGGTCGGAGCCATCAGGATTGCAGGGCCGCCACTTGCCGTTTTCCAACTGAGTGAAGGCAAGCGCGAGGTTGCACTTCTCGCAGAGCGGCGGCGGCACCGGGTTGAACACTCGCGTCATTGCGGAATCTTGTATCCGAGGTTGATCAAGTCCCGCTCCATCTTGTGTTCGGTCTCGCCGTAGATGATGGCGATGCGAACGCCCGGCAGGCGGACCTCCTTCCCGTCGAATGCGATGGGTAGCCCCTGTTTCAATTTCTGGACGTTCAACTCGGAGAGTCCGAGAACGACGAGCCCGCCGGCGCGCAGTTTCATCATGCGGGGAACCTCAAACACCGAATAGCCTCAATGCCACGCGCCTTGGCCACCATGATTGCCATGTCATCCCATTCGGACCATTTGTCGTGACACGGCTTGCAGACCGTCACCCCGCCACGCTCGGGATGCAGCGAGCAACATGGCCCCTCGTAGTACCAGACGAAGTGATCGTGGAACCCGAGCGCACCGCACATACCGCATTTGATGGGCTCGGCATTGAGTTCAATTACCGTCACCGGGCAGCCATTGATTGTGCCGCTCAGAACTCTCATGCCGGCCACTCCTGCGTGCGCAAATCCTCGGGCCACTCCGCGGGGTCGGCGCCGGCGCGGTGCGTCAACATCACCGGTCGATCAAACGCTGGTGCACAGTCAGGCCGCGCTCGACGCACGGTAGCCGGGACATCCACATGCTCAAATGGCAGGCTCCCGAGCTGCTTCACGAACGCGGCGATGTGAGCCTCACGGCATTGCCGCACCGTGCTGCGCGCCCACTCGACATCGAACGGCCGCGCCTTGTGCTTGCCCTGATCGGACTCGCCGCCGATGATGATCTGGTCAACGCCGCGCGAATATGACCCGGGCAATGTCGGGAGGTCTGCCAGGCACTTTGCAATCGTTCCCGGCCCGGCGCGACCAGAGTGAAGCCCCGTCAGAGCGTCTAAAGTAATCCTGTTCCCGAGATCGAGATTTTCCCAATCCACCGGCCCGAGCGCGGGTTCGTAGCTGACGAACCGCTTGGCGACACCTTTCACCGCCAACAGCTTCGGCACGTCACGGGTTGCCTCCTCCTGATTGACGATGCTGGCGCCGATCCAGACGTTCGGATATTCACCGCCGGGGTGCATCGTCTCGACGTTGCCGATGCGCTTCGTCAGCAGCAGCCAGGTCAGGTGCGGCGTTGCACGGATCAGCCGCCAGAAGTCCGCGCGCCAAGCCTCCGGGATCTCGTTGTCGAACGGATCGCAGAGCGACGGGAAAACCGGGTAAAAACCGGGTTTCCCCTTCCACTCCGATTGCGTCACTACCTTGCCGGTTTGTTGCTCCAACTCGGCGATGCGGTTCCATTGCAGCGGGTGCGCCCAGGATGAGGCGCCGGTTCGATGCCGCGGCACGCCGGGACCCCAATGCGTGGCACCGCCCCACTTGTGGCGGGCGTCGAGTTCGCGGGCGTAGCAGGCATCACAGCCCGGTGATACTTCCGTGCAACCGATCCACGGGTTGAACGTGGATCGCGCCCAGGCGATGCCGGTGGTCTTAGCCATAGATCACCGCCACGATTCCCTGCGCGATGATTAAAGAGAGGACACCGATCACGAACCACCGCATGCGATCGCACCACACCCACAGCCGCACGATCTTTAGTTGCTCCGGGTCCCGCACCACGTTGAGCAGATAATCCATCAAGCGTCTCCGAAGTGCTTGCGGTAAAGCTCCTCGATGCGATCTATCTGCCGTTCGCTGAGGCATCCCGTATGTTCGCCGTCAGCGGTGCGGCGACCGACGCTGCATACAAAGTCAGTCTCCCACTTGCTGAGGTCTTTCGTGCCGACCATGCCGGCCAACTGCAGTACCATTGCGCCGAGGCTTTTCATCCTGTTCCTTTCGGCTTTACTTGCGTCATGTCGAGCAGCGGCGTTTTCTTGTCCTTGTGGAAGGCAAACACCTGAACGTGCTGGTCAATGACGATCTCGATATCGCCCTCCGGGATGCCGCTGAGTTCCGATGCCTTCTTACGCACCAAGTCATCGATGCCGCCGGCGTAGAAAGAAATGCCGATCTGTGGCATGGTCAGTCCCTTGGTAAAATGCCGTTCATGAACTATGCGGCACACTACGAACGCCTGATCGTTCGCGCCCGTGGTCGCGTCCTAGAGGGCTACCGCGAGCGGCACCACGTTCTACCCCGTTGCATGGGTGGCGACGACTCTCCTGGCAACCTGACCTATCTGACTCCGGAAGAGCATTACGTTGCACATCAACTGCTGGTGAAAATGCACCCCGGAGTACATGGCTTGGTGCGCGCTGCCATGCGTATGTCGCGACAGTGCACCGGGATGCGCGCATATGGCTGGCTGCGGAGAAAGCACGCGATCGCGACATCAAAGGCGATGAGCGGGAAACCCAAGTCGCCGGAAACGCGCGCGAAACTAGCGGCGGCGCTGATGGGGAGGCCGCGCCCACCCGAAACGCGCGCGAAGCTATCGGCCGCGAACCTTGGAAAAAAGCACTCGCTGGAAGCGAGAACGAAGATTTCTGCCGCGTTGCACGGCAATCAATATAGCCGCGGAAGGACCATCCCGCCAGAGCATCGTGAAAAACTATCCTTGGCGCATCGAGGCAACACGCACAATCTCGGCCGGATTCTATCGCCTGAGCATCGAGCGAAATTATCAGCCGCCCTGCGCGGGAACACGAGACACCTTGGACATAGACAAGGGCCGCCCTGTGCTGAGACACGCGCAAAGATTTCGGCCGCTCATCTAGGTAAAAAACTCTCGCCAGAGCATATCGCGAAAATGTCTGAAGCAATGCTTGGTAAAAAACGTGGGCCGTTCGCACCGGAGCACCGCGCGAACATGTCCGCAGCATTGCGCGCCAGTTGGCAGCGCAGGCGCGAGAGACTCGCAGCCGATCACTCATCGCCAACGGATTCCCACCCATCGGCGTAGGCCGACGAGAGTTCGCCGTAGTTGTCCTGCACCCAGGCGCCCGGGTAGTTGGCGACGACCGCGTTCCAGCCGGTCTCCCATTCCCCGCCGTCCTTTGCCGCTTCGTCCATTGCTGCGGCGTGAAACGCCTTCTTCACTTCCTCGAGATCGGGCTCAGGTTCCGGGGCCTTCTGTTCGGTAGCCTGCGGCTCGTCAGTCTTGTCCTTCTTGGTGCCCTTCTTCGGCTTCTCGATGCCGAGCTGCTTCTGCAGCCAGGTCTCCGCAGCGGCATGATCAGGGAATCCCTTGCCGCCTGGCATCGGCACCTTGTCCTTGTAGATTGTGTAGGTGCCGTCGTCCTCCTTGCGGATCTCGGGCTGCGATTCGAGCCCGAGCGCAGCCTGGTCCGGGGAAGCGCCGACTTTCTCCATGCCGCCTGTGAATTGCTCAGGGTTTGCCATGACGATGAGGACGGTCGTCCCTTCGGCGTCGGCGAGGTCGTGGCGCCCTTCCGAGTGCTTGTCGAGGGTGAGAACGGCCTTGATGCCATCCTTGAAGGTCACGCTCTCGACAGTCGCGGAGAGCCGCG